TGACCTCCACACCATCTCTGCGGCGTGCGCGTTTTACGCGTCCGTAAAGGGCGAAGTCAATGTGAGGTCTGTTTCCATGATGACGCACGATCAAAAGATGGAAATCGTCCGAAGGCACGGAAGGATGGGCGTCACTTCCATCAGTTACTTTACTGGGTCTGGGAACAGAAAGGCGTTCGTGCGACGCGCTGTGCTGTCGTGTGCGATGGCTTGCACTTATGAGTCAGATAAGGCAGAGGATTTCTATCGTGCAATGGCGATGGACGATGGACTTCGGCAGGGCGACCCTAGAAAAACTTTGCTTGAATGGCTCAAGGAGCACAACACGCAAGGCGCAGGGAGGTCTGTGGCTAATGGAGTAAAGACGGCCGCCGAGCATGAGTTCGTGAAGGCGGTTTCTGTAGCGTGGAATGCTTGGGTTGCCGGCCGCGACCTGAAGATCATTCGCGTGAACTTCGACGCCCGCGTAGCGGCTTTCGACCACGTTGGAGAACTTCTGGTTCGTCGGCAGATTGCGTCCAAGGGTCCGTCGTCTGGGTCGTGACATTATCGCCGCCCCGTGATAGGCACGAAGCAGCTTCGACGCTGCGGGCGGAATGAAAGAAACCAATGCCACCAGCCGACCCATTCGACGACCTCCGCCTCATGATCGAAATCGCCGACCCACTAGACCTTGAGCTGCGGCACCCTGCCGCAGGCAACAAGTGGTCGGCGGACCTGATGCCGAAGTCCGCAGCCCGCCCGGCGATCGGCGTGCAGGGGCGGATCCTCGACGCGATGGACGACGAACGGATCACCAGGCGGCAGGCGTCGATGCTGCTCGACCTGGTGCATGAGAGGCTTCGCCCAGGCAAGCCTGGGATGTCGGTGGTGGACGACGACGGGAATCTGACGCCGATCAGGATTGGAGGTTCCGATGGCGGGTGAATGGCTGGCAATCGACATCGGGCTGCCGGAGAAGCCGGAGACCCAGGAGTTGATCGACCTCACCGGCGAGCCGGTGGAGGTGGTCTGCTACCGGCTCTGGCGGCTTTGGGGGTGGGCCTCGATGAACACGGTAGACGGGGTGGCCCGCATGACCGTGCCGCGGCTGGTCAGGACATGCGGCGGGGACGATGCCTTCTGGCGGGCCGTCCAGGCCGTCGGGTGGCTGGAAATCAACGAGGCTATGGCGACCGTCGCTATCCCAGGATGGGATCGCCGGTTTAGCCAAGCTGCCAAGGCGAGACTCCAGGAATCCGACCGGAAACGGGCCTACGAAAGCCGAAATCCCGGGCGAAAACAGCCGTCTGCACCTTCCGACGCACCACCGTCGGAACCTCCCGACGGGGCACCGTCGGACGCTCCGACGGCTCAGAGTCGCAGAGGAGAGGAGAGGAGAGGAGAAGTTCCCCCTCCTCCGCGCGAGGCTTCGCAGGACCGGCCGGCAGGGCAGGACGGGTGGCCGACCCTCCTGGACGCCTGGAACCGTGGGTGCGGCAAGGCGTGGCGGACGCCGGCAAACCCACCAGACAACGCCCTGGACCGCCTCCGTGAGCCCGGCTGGCTTGAGGAAGCCCTAGCGGCGATCGAGCACCTGCCGCGGTGCAAGTTCTTTCAAACCGCCGTCACCCTCCCGCAGCTCGTCTCCAAGCCGGGCTTCGCCAGGGACGTGGCAGGCGGCAAGTACGACGACGTGACCAAGCCACGGGCCGGGCCACGGTCTGCCGGCACAGACGACCGCCGCTCCGCCGCCGAAGCCGCTGCCGACTGGAAGCGGTCAGCCGAAGACCCGGAGGTTGCCCGCCGCCGGGCTGAGTACCTAGCGACAAAGGCACGAAAGTCTGGAGGTGCAGCATGACCTCCAAACTCTCCGCCGCCTCGATCCTCGCCACCCGCTACCGCGGCACCACCGAGAAGCAACGCCGGCTCCTCGGAGTATTTCGCAGGCTCCTGGACGCCAGGGGCTACCCGCCCACGTTCCGGGAGATCGCCGCGGCTGCCGGCACCAACGTCGGCGACGTGGCGGCGAAGTTCCTGCGGATGCGGCGTGATGGGGTGGTTTCTTGGGTTGACGGAAAAGCTAGGGCGGTGACGATCGTCAAGGAGGTTCAGCATGGGCCTACTGATCGGCATTGACCCAGGGCTATCCGGTGCGATCGCCGTCGTCGGCGACGGCCGTATCGCGTGCCGGGACATGCCAAACGTCGAGATCAACGGCAAGCGGCGTGTTTGCCCGGTCGGGCTCACGGCTGCCCTGCAGGCGATCCGGGACGAAGGCCACGTCGTCGAAATGGCGATCCTTGAGCACGTTCAAGGCGTGCAAGGCACCGGTGCCACGTCCGCCTTCTCGTTCGGGCGCGGCTTCGGGGTCGTCGAGGGCGTGCTGGCCGCACTGTTCATCCCGCACACGCTCGTGCGTCCGCAATCGTGGACGAAGGCGTTGGGAGTCAGCCGTGACAAAGGCAGCCACCGCGCCGCCGCCTCACGCCTATGGCCGCAGCACGCCGACCTGTTTGCACGGGTGAAAGACGACGGCAGGGCGGATGCCGCGCTGCTTTGCCACTGGTACACGCTGCGGAGCCGCCATGGCGAAGACTGCCGCGCCTAACGGCGATGACGACCGGCGGAAAAGACGCCGCGACGCGGAGATTGAGCGGTCCCGCGAACTGCTCCGCCGCGGTGCCGACATTGGCGATATTCCGAAGGTGGTGGATGCGGCAAGGCGTGAATCCTGCCGGCTGGACCTTGAGCGTTTCCTGGTGACGTATTTCCCATACTCCACAGGCCTCTCGCCGTTTTCTGACGACCACAAGCGTGTAATCGGCCGCACGCAGGACTGCGTGCTCCGCGGCGGGCGTTTCGTGAACGCCGTCTACCGAGGTTTTGCGAAGTCAACGATCAGCGAGCTGGCACTGCTTTGGGCCATGCTATACGGCCACAAGCGATTCGGCGGAATCTTTGCAGCCGAGTCGGACCTTGCCGCCAAGGCGATCAACTCGATCCGCACTGAACTGTCCGACAACGACTTGCTCTACGACGACTTTCCGGAGGTCTGCCATGCAGTTCGTGCGTTGGAGGGCAAGGCCCAACGCTGCAACTCGCAGACATACGCCGGCAAGCGCACCCACATCGGTTGGAAGAAGGACACGCTGGTGCTGCCGACGATCGAAAGATCGCCTTCGTCCGGTGCGATCATCATGTCCCGCGGGCTCACCGGTTCGATCCTCGGCTTGCGGTGGAAGACGCCGGAAGGGCACCAGCTTCGCCCCGATTTCACGATCGTTGACGACCCTCAGACCCGTGAGTCGGCCCGGTCGCCTGTCCAGTGCCAAGCACGGCTGGAGATTCTCACGAAGTCCGTGATGAAGCTCGCCGGCCACACGAAGAGCATGGCGTGCGTCGTCAACGCAACCGTGATCGAGCAAGACGACATGGTGGACCAACTGCTTGACCAGGGCCGCTATCCGGCGTGGCAGGGCGAGCGGATCCCGATGGTCCGGCAGTTCTCCGACCGCCACGAAGACTTGTGGATGGAACGCTATCGAGAGTTGCGATGCACGTTCGCGAAGGACATTGTTGGCGACCAGGCCCGCGCACACAGGGAGGCAAACGAGTTCTATGCCGCCAACCGCTACGAGATGGACCGTGGCTGCCTGGTCTCATGGGAGTCTTGCTTCGACCCAGACGTTGAAGTGTCTGCCATCCAACACGCCTACAACGCCCTCATCGACGACGGGCCGGACGTGTTCGCTTCGGAGTTCCAGCAGTCGCCGCTCAAGAACGCAGCAGACTCGTTGGGTATTTCGCCGGACGAGGCCCGCAGCCGGGCGATCGAAATACCGGCCGGCGTTGTGCCGCGCGGTTGCGACACGCTGACTGCGTTCGTGGACGTGCAGGAAAAACTCTTGTATTGGGCCGTGGTGGCGTGGGGATCGCAGCTCCGCGGGCACCTCGTGGCCTATGGTGCCTACCCGGAGCAGGGGCGGACGTACTACACCCTCCGAGACGCCAAGAAGACGCTGGTGAAGGCTGCCGGCGGCGCTTCGCTCGAGGCTGCGATCCACGCCGGCCTTGAGGCGGTGGCCGCCGCGATCCTCGGCCGCGAGTTCGCCCGCGAAGACGACGAGGCGGTTCTGCGGGTGGGCCAGGTGTTCGTCGATGCCAACTGGGCACAGACGCAGGGTGTCGTAAGAGACTTCGCAAGGCGGTCTTCGTACGGCCCGAGGGTGCTGCCGACCCACGGCCGATTCGTCGGTGCTTCCGGTCAGACGATCAGCGACAAGCGTCCGGACAAAGGCGAGCGAATCGGACACAACTGGCGTACCTCGACGATCGGAAAACAGCGGCACGTCCTATACGACACCAACGCCTGGAAGACGTTCATGGCATCAAGAATCAAGCTGCCGGCCGGCGATCCACAGGCGTTCACTTTCCACGCCGGCTCGCACGAGATGCTTGTGGAGCACTTGTCTTCCGAGGCTCCTGTCAGGGTGGAGTCCAAGATGCGGACGGTTGATGAGTGGAAGCTGATCCCGGGCAGGGACAACCATTGGTGGGACTGCCTTGTTGGTGCTGCAGTAGCGGCCAGTTTCTCCGGCGTGACTGCGATCGGCGCAGACGTTGTGAAGCCGTTTCGCAGGGTTATTTCCAGGGATGAGATGGCGGCCAAACGAGCGGCCATCATGGCCCAGAAATGGCGATGAAATCTGGGTTGACGGCAAAGTAGTTTCATGGAGATTCACCGTAATGGCTTTTGATTGCGACAGGATCGCCGTAAGAGTTTTGGTCGCCTGGTAAGACTTTTTCTGTTGGCAACAATGCTCAAAAATGATGAACAATCCGAGCCTGATTTGCTGCCGGTGCTTCGCACTCTGGCCGACGGCGTGCGCGGAATGGGCCTGGGCGACCCCGATTGCGGCGAGCGCATAGAGGCAAGCGATGTTGTGCGGTGGGCCGCCACGGAGATTGAACGCCTGCGGATGTCACGCGAGGAGCGCGAGGCGATCCATTGGTTGCTTGGCGACGTTGCCGCCATCACTAAGCCGCCAGAGGGCACGCTGCTTGGACTACTGGAGCGGACGAAGTGAGAATCGACCCTGACACCTGCCGCGACCCCGACATGCTCGCGGCTGAGGTGCGGCGATTGCAGGGCGTAATCGCCGCAGCGGCCCCCACGCTCACCGACGAGGAGCGGCCTTTTGCGGAGCCCCGAACGTATTTCAAAACAGATGGAAAGCGACTGATTGCGAATATGAGCGGGGAGTGGATTCCCGTGTCGGAGCGGCTGCCGGCCATCGGCGAGCAAGTGCTTGTGGCGGCGATCGGTCGCGTGGTCACGGCGACGAGACGAGAAGGCTGGTGGAGGCACGAGATCGACACCGGAACACAGACACTCTCGTTAGGTTGCTGCACCCCTACTCACTGGATGCCGCTCCCGGCCCCGCCCGAGACGAGCAAGTAGCCACAGAACACCAGAGATCAGAAGATCGCGACCATGGAGACTGACAACATGAAAGACGACGCTCGCGATCCTTCTGCATCGCGTGGTTCGCTGCTGCTGTGTGCGCGAAGTTTGGCCGGCTTGACGGTGTGCGGCCTCGCGGTGTCATGGCCGCTGCTCGTCGCCATCGGCATAGTGGTTGCGGTGGCAGTCGATCACGGCCCGCATTGGGTTTCAGTCCGCGAGAGGCTCCCGCCGACCGACGACGGGACACCAGACGCGACGTTTCTGGTTTGGAATCGGACGGATGTAATACAAGCATGGCGGGAGCAGGACGGCAGGTTTACGGGCGTCACTGGCGAGCATATCCCCCGCGTGACGCACTGGATGGAAATGCCGGAGCCACCTCGCGAGTGATTGGCAGCGAACGCGCAGGATCAGGAGCGGCGAGACATGGACACTGACAACACCAACCGGGACGCCGAGCCGTCTCTTGCATCCGCTGGTTCTCACGGCGACACGCTGTCAGTGCTGCGCACGTTGATCGACGGCGTGCGCGGAATGGGGCTCGGCGACCCCGACCGCGGCGACCGTATCGAGGCGAGCGATGTTGTTCGCTGGGCTGTCGATGAGATCGAACGACTGAGGCTCACCGACGCGGAGCGTGGTGTGATATGGACTGTCGCGGAGGCATACGCCGAGAACGACGGCGACCCAGAGTGCGAGCGGATCGCCAGAATCATGCAGGGGCTTTGGCAACGGACAAGTTGAGAACGCCAAAGATGAGCAGTTGCGGACGCATGAAAAAGCAATCACCAAAAGCGAGCAAGCCGCAATCTGCTCCATCGTGTGGTTCTATCTGCATTCGCTCGTACAAGGACGACGAGCCATGCGGCGGGCATCAGTGCTGCGCGTGCGGAAGGACTTTCTACTGCGGCGAGCGGCACGAGTGCCCGCCACGGCCCGAGAGGGCAGAGGTGGGCGTTGCCCGCAGGCAGACGTTTGCAGAGCGGCTTTCCGAAGGCATGAAGATGCGGGCATTTAACGAATGAGGGGCGACGCATGGCCGACGCCGCAGCCTCGTGCGGATAGGCGAACCGATCGAGCCAAACACGATCGCCGGAATCTGGTACCAGGCAATACATAGAACACGGAAGATCAACGGCGGCCACCAGAGGACTCACCATGACACATGACGTAGCAGGGCCGTCCGTTGCATCGGCTGGTTATGCCGCGTTGCTTCGTGATCCTCGGTGGCAGCGTACGAGGCTTTGCATCATGGAGCGCGACGGCTTTTCGTGCGTCGCCTGCGGAGACGAGAGCACGACACTGTCGGTGCATCATTTGCGATACCGCGGGCTTCCGTGGGATGCGGACGACGCTGACCTTCAGACGCTGTGCGAGCCCTGCCACAAAGCGCTCGGTAAGCACAGCATGGGTGGCGTCTATTACGCATGGAACGAGATCGGGCCGGACGACTGGCGAGTGCTTGCGGTGTTCGAGTGGTGCCCCGTCTGCGGCAACAGTGAAGACGCAAGCCATAGCGGCGTGATCGTGTTTGGGTGCGGCCACTCGCTTTGGTGGCCATCGGAACGGCCGGGAATGCGTGTTCAGTGGCAGCAGACTTTCAACGGGTTTCCGGCTTTCTGTTTGGCATAACACGGAAGCTGAGCGGCGGCCCCTGGCCGTCCGCTCCAGCGCCTGGTTCGACGACGCACCCGAGGATTCTTACGATGCCAACTGTCCGACGGGGGACGGAAGTCAGGTTTTCCCCGGAAAATACGTGGGTAGAAAAAAATCTTGGAGTGGGGCTTGCCTTCCGTCCGACGTTAGGTATACTTAGGGCATGACGCGGAACGACAACAACACGAAAGGGACTCAAATGGTTGCCAAACTCCAAGCCTTCGCCGACACGCTCGACATCAACGAAGCCACGGTCAAGGAAGTCGAAGGCGGGATGTTCATCGAGTTCCGGCTGCACGGCGAAGACTGCGGCCGGTTCCGCTACCTCGGGCTTGCGACGGAAGGCATCCGGAAGATCAAGGCGGCGATGAAGGAAGTTGAGGCCAGCCTGTGACGGCCGACCGCATCACATTCCGCCTCGGCCCGCTTGCGGGTCCGATGGCGGCGTATTGCGAAAAGCACGGCATCACGCCGAGCGAGGCGATCCGGCTGGCGTTGTCGCGGCTGCTGCGGGTCGAGGCACCTGAGATGCCACCTGGCAACCCGGACATCGGCGAGCAGGCAGAAGCAGGAGCGGCGGCACGGTGGAAGAAACGAAGGGGCCGCAAGTAGTCGGCGAACCACTGTTTATGCGGACCCGCATAGTCGCGGCCCCTGCTGCATATCACCCCACGGAATCGACGCCGCACGGCCGCGAGACGCGAAGCAGGGGTGTTATCTGGGTCTGCATAGTACGCCGGGAGGATCCCAAGTGAGTGCCCACCTGATCGCCCTGACCGGCTGCATCTACGCCTACGTCTGCCTCGAGCAGTTCTGGCGTGGCAACGTGCCGATGGCCGTAGCCTACGCTGGCTACGCCTTCGCAAACATCGGCCTCTGGCTGCTGGCGTCTCGGTGATTCGTCCCTGCCGTAAAATGGGGGTAGCGGCACACGGCAGCGGAGGACGCTCATGGTCGATGGACTCACGGACCAGGCCAAGGCGTACATCCAGTCGGCCGTGGCCGACATGACGGCCGCAGGCGTCACGGTGACGCTCGCCGAAGAGGACGGCAATGCCTACGGCGGCAAGCTCGGCGGGTATTTCGATGAGGATGGGCCAACATTCTTCGTGGCTCGGGCAGTGTCGCCGCAGGTCTGGCTTTCGGTGTTCGTTCACGAATACCAGCACTACCGCCAGTGGCGTTCCAGCTCGCCGACGTGGCTGGCCCGCCTAGGCGGGGACTGTTGTGCCTGGTACCTCTTCGACGCATGGCTCCAGGGGGTCGTCGAGATGACCCCGCAGCAACGAGACGACGCGATCCGCATGATCCTGGAGTGTGAGCGTGAGTGCGAGACGATGGTCCTCGCAGAGCTTGCTGCGAATCCCGGGCTCGGGCTGTCGCTCGACTGGTACCACCGGGCAGCGAACGTGTACCTCGCCTGGTACGGGGTCTGCAGGCTGACCCGCCAGTGGTATCAGCGTTCGCCATACGCAGACGACAACCTCGTCTCGCTGATGCCGGGCGACCGGCTGCTGACCATCGACGAGGCGATCCGGCCGACGCCTGCGGTCCTGGGGGCGATCACGGCGAAGGTGTTCGCGGACGTGGCGTGACGCCATCCGGCTACTGAACACTGGTACACTGGTGGTAGGGATGCGGCAGCATCCTGCACCAGGAGCCTCCAGTGGCCGACAACTCCGACGTTCTTGACGCAGTGGCGGCGAATCTCGCCCAGCCGAAGCGTGCCCGCACGGACGCCGGCGAAGTGGAGCAGCACGACCTCGACAAGCAGATTGAGGCCGCCAAGTTCGTGATCGGCAATCGGTCTGCCAGCGGCGGAACCTTCTCGCCGTTTGCCGCGGTGCGGCGGGCAAACATCGAACTCCCAGGGGGCTGCGGCTGATGGGGCTGCTCTCCTGGTTCAAGAGGCCGGCCGATCTCCGCCAGACGGTGGAATCGCAGCGTATTGCAATCACCGAGATGATCCGTGCCCGGTACGACGCGGCACAGACAACGTCGCTCAACACCCGCCACTGGTCGATGGCTGACTTCCTTTCTGCCGACGCCGCCCTGTCACCGGAGGTTCGCCGGAAAATCCGCAGTCGTGTTCGGTACGAGGTCGGGAACAACTCGTATGCCGCCGGCATGGCAAGCACTTGGGCACACGACCTGATCGGCACAGGACCGCGGCTGCAGCTCGACCTTGGCCCCGACGTGGACGCCGACCTCTGCCGCAAGGTGGAGCTTGCCGTCTACGACTGGTCGGTTGAGGTTGACCTAGCGAAGAAGCTGCGCATCGCCAAGATCGCCAAAATCAGTGACGGCGAGGTGTTCGGCATCAAGACGAACAACACACGGCTTGACGGCGTTCAACTCGACGTGCGGCTGGTTGAGGCCGATCAGTGTGCTTCGCCGGACGGCTTCCCGAACGAGCAAGACGTTGACGGGGTGGTGTACGACGAGAACGGTGTTTCTTCTCGGTACTGGATTCTCAAGCGACACCCTGGCTCAAGCTACGCCGGCTGGAACCAGGAAGGCCGCTGGGTTGACGCGAAGGACGTGTACCACTGGTTCCACGCCACACGCCCTGGGCAGCATCGCGGAGTGCCAGAACTGACGCCGGCGATCGAACTGTTTGCCCTCATGCGTCGGTTCACGCTGGCGACCGTAACGGCCGCCGAGGTGGCGGCAGACTTCGCGGCGATTCTCAAGAGCACCATGTCGCCCGACCAAGTGGGGGCGGCCCATATCGCCGACTGGGAAACGATGCCGGTCGCCCGCGGCATGATGACGGCGATCCCGGACGGCTACGACATCACGCAGATGCGGTCGGAGCATCCAGTTTCCACGCACGACCAGTTTGTGCGTCGGCTGCTGAATGAGTGCGCTCGTGCAGTCGATATGCCATACAT